CGCGACCCTCGGGGCGGGTTTGCAGTTTGCAGATGGGCAGTTGTCCGCCTCGGGCGTTGTTTTAACCACCACGGCCCAGAGCGTCGCAGGCGTCAAGACGTTCACCGATGCGTTGGATCTGGCCCCCGAGGCATTAGCCGACGCGGAAACCATCACGGTCGATGCCGCAGCGGCCAACAAATTCGACGTGACACTAGGCGGAAACCGGACGATTGCCAACCCGACGAATCCCTCCGATGGACGCGTGATAATTTTCCGGTTGCGTCAGGATGCGACCGGTTCCCGCGTTGTGACCTGGGGCAGTGACTACCGATTTCGTGGCGACCTGGCATCCGCCAGCGTGACGTTGAGCACATCGCCCACGGTCGTCGACCGCGTTGCGTTCGAATACGTCGGAGTTGATGCCAAATGGGATTGCATTTCATTTATCAAGGGGAGTTAAAACCGTGCACGCCGACAAACTACGCGGCATTATTCAGGCCGACGACCAAGCGTTGGCGCATTACATGGCCCGCCAATTTGCGGATTGTGCCTTACGTGTCAATGCGATCGCACCGCCCAAGCCTACAATCTGCCGATTGAGCCGTTTGGGAATCATTTCTCTCCATCGCGAGAATGCAAATTTAGCACAGAGCGTTTTACAAAAACTGGACGCCGCAGCTCTGGTCAATCCTTTGATTGCGGAGGTGATTGCATGGATGAAACCCGATGCGAATCAACTCCCCGATTTCGGGATTGAAGAAATTCGGATTGCCTTGACAGCACCGACAAATTTCAACGGCGTTGGATTAACCGCCGAGGAAGCCGCACCGATTTTAGCCGCAGGCGTGGAAGCAGATACCACAACACCCCTAGAAATCGAAACATTGAAGGATCGGGAACAATGGCAACCGTTATACAGCGTAGTTTAAGCACGTTTCCTAGCCCCGATTTAATCGTTGGCCAAACATTGGCCAACGATGCGACCCTGGACGCCACAATCGACGCCCGCACCGCCGAAAGCGTGGTTGTGCACGTCTGGATTGGACGCCGGAATCCCAGCGTTCCAACGCGTGAAATTCGTGTAATGGTACGCCGAACATTGAACGGTGTGGTGAATACCCAGGACAGGCGGTTCGACACAACAAACCCAGGCCCAACAACCGCAGCGTCACAAACAACGTTAAGCGCGGCAGCTAGTGCTGGGGCCACGTCAATTACAGTGGCAGCCGCAGGGACGTTGGCAATTGGGGACGTTATTTGTATAAGCGCGGCCGCAGGTGGAACAGGCACGCACCAATGGGCAGAAATCATTTCCGTGACGGGTGGAACAACCTTTGGGTTGGCAGCCCCCCTTAAATTGGCGATGGCACAAGGAGACATTGTTGCAAACCTTGGAATCAATACCCAACAGGTAATTGAAGGCGGGGACCAAATTAACGTGCGAATAAATAACCGTTCAGGCCAGCCCATGGCCGTGCGCGTTGCCGTCGAAATCCGAACAGGTTCGGAGGTAGTTGTCAATTGACCGCGTACTACGGGCCAGAATGGGAAAGTCTCGCAAGCCGAATGGTCGGTCGTTGGTGTCCTTCGTTTTCCGGCAACACCGGATTGCAATTGCCGGACACGATGGGCCGGAATCATGGCACGCTGATTAACTTTTCGAACAACGGCAATGATGCGTATGTTGCGAGTCCTGACAAGTTAGCATTGGATTTCGACGGGTCAAATGATTTTTTTGTCGCCACAATTCCGCTCCTTTCAGGGACTCTTTCGTTTTCGGTGTGGGCCAGAGGAGTTCCCGGAAATGCGAGCACTAATTACATAGCAAGCATACCGGTAGTTAGCTCCGGATCAAATGGGGTCGATTTCAAAAACCCAACAAACGTGCAGGCTAATTTATCGCTAAACGGAACCTTCGTGACGATTAGCTCTGGTGTCGACATTCGAGGCCCCTGGAGTCACTTGCTTTTGGGGTATCAAAATGGAGTTGCATTCTTTTACGTCAATGGAATTTTGGTAGGCTCTCAGGCATGGGCGAACGGAGTGAACGCTTTGAGTTCACGAGAGTTAAATCTTGGCAGGTTTGGGACGTTTGGGTCTTATTCTCCGGTGCGACTCGACGACATAACTATTTTTAACGCCGCCCTGACCGCCGGCGAAATAAAATTCATCTACGAGCAGGGCCGAGGCGGTGGCATGTTGCGAGAACCACCGAGACGCCGTTCGTTTTTCGTGCCGACATTGCCGTTACCAGTACGCCGACGTTCGAGCCGATTTCTAGCATTCCCAGGTTGATAGGTTGAGCCATGCAAATTCGAGCCAGGTTTCAAAACTTATTTTAAAAACGCAAAACGCGAAATTTAACCAGTGAACAAAATCGACATAGATTCGGACAAAGAACGATGGTTGAACGCGATCGCGAAGAACGCGGGGATGGTCACGGCCATTGCCAAGGAACTGGGTGTCAATCGCAAGACCGTGGCGAAGTATCGCAAGGAAGTCGAATGGGTGGGCGATGCTTTTGATGAGGTTGAGGCCAAAGCGCTTGACGATGCGGAGCAGACCATCCAAAAAGCGATCAGGACAAACGCAAAGGTTGCGGGTTGGTACCTCGATCGCAAAGGCAGGGACCGAGGGTACGGAAAGGAAGTCCGGGTAAAAACCGAAATGACCGGTCGATTGATCATCAAGTTACCGGACAACAATCGACGCTTGCCATCGACTCCGAGACCGCCAACGGAAGAGGTACAGGCCGATGGTAGCGAGTAACCTCGACACGATCCTAGAACCGAACCCAGGACCGCAAACCGATTGCTTTGAATCGGAGGCCGATATTGTCATTTATGGCGGCAGCGCCGGAGGTGGCAAGTCTTGGACTATAGTTCACGATCCATTGCGATACGTGGACTTGCCAGGGTTCCGAGCAATCATCTTTCGACGGACCTATCCGGAGCTAACGGGGCAGGGCGGATTGTGGGACGAATGCCAACCGAGCTATCGAGCCCTTGGCGCTAGTCTTCGAGACATTCCACACCTGGACGCGGAATTCGAATCTGGTGCACGGATTAAGTTGTCGCATTTGCAGCATGAAAAGGACAAGTATTCGCATCAGGGCTTGCAGTACGCTTTTGTCGGGTTCGACGAGTTGACGCACTTTACCGAGACCATGTTTTTCTACATGTTGTCTCGATTGCGGACTACATGCGGAATCCGTCCATACGTGCGTTGCACTTGCAACCCAAAGCCAGGCTGGGTTGCTGACCTCCTTGCTTGGTGGATCGGCGAGGACGGCTACGCAATTCAAGATCGCATTGGGAAGCTTCGATACTTCTATCGCGACTCCGAAGGGATCTTACATTGGTCCGACTCGAAGCAAGAATTGATCGAGGAATTCGATGACATCGACGAAAACGACATCATGTCGGTCACGTTCATCCGGGCGACGCTCGATGACAACCCCAAACTGCTCGAACGGGATCCGGGCTACAAAGGGCGGTTGAAAGCCCAATCCAAAATAGAGCGAGCCAGATTATTAGACGGCAACTGGAATGTCGCCGAAGGAACACAAATCGATTCAGCTTGGGTTCGTAGATACGTTTGCAACCAAGCTGAGTTCCACATCACTTTTCAAGATCACTTCTACAGGATCCCTTTCGCCAAGTGCCAACGCTTTGCCACGATCGACACGGCTGGAACATCTAAGGAAAAGGCAGCGGTAACGCGTGGCAAGCAACCATCTTGGAGTATCTGCGCGGTATGGGATCACCTGCCCCATTTGGTCATGCCGGTTGGGGACCGAAAGGTGATTCTCTCGGAGCTGCTGTTCCTGCGATACGTTTGGCGTGGGCAAGTAGATTGGAGCAGGCTGGTAGCTGGCGTAGACGATACGCTCGCAGCATGGGAAGTGCCAAAGGCATACGTCGAGAATGCTCACTTCGGGCCGGTACTTGCAAAAGAGGTAACCGCGTGCAAGGTGGAGCTTGTGGGCCCGTGCATTCCAGGCATGGGAGACAACTGGGAAGGGGCTAAGCTAGAACGTGCGGTCGCTTCCAAAATGCTCGCTCGTTGGGAGCATGGAAAGATATTCGTCCCCCTCGAACAATCCGATTGGCTCAAAGCGTACTTGCG